ATGAATCAGCTGATGGGGTTTGATTAATGCAAAGCAAAAACAAGCCGGCACCCACAAAGGCAGAGCGCGCCCATATTGAGCGAGTTAAGTCGCTGCCCTGCAGTGTTTGTGATGTTCCGGGCCCAAGCGAGTGCCATGAGATCAAACAAGGGCAGTGGTTTACCAGTATCGCGTTATGCGCAGACTGCCACCGGGATTCATTCAATGGCCTGCATGGGCAAAAGCGCATGTGGAAAATCATGAAGCTGGATGAAATCGATGCGCTGGCTATCACGGTGCAGAGGCTGGTGGCATGAGCGGACAATGGAAAAAAATGAGCAACTATACCGTGCAGCACATCAGCGGCAGCCGGGTGAACAAGATCAACGAAAACAAGTTCGAGGTATGGATGCTCGATAACGGCAAATACTTTC